TATAAAGTTCCCTAACTTGATCTTGGGTTAAGGCTGTGTTAAAGATTTTTACATTATTTATTTTACCATCTGCATATGTTGATCCAGTTCTACCAATTTCTACATTAGCACCAAGATTTTCCATAGCTACATATGTGCCACTTCCAATTAAAGTTAATGATTGAGATGAGCCATTTATATATATTTTCAATCCATTATTTGCACTTGTTCCACCAGTTCCATCGTAAGTAGCAGTTATATGAGTCCATTTGCCTTCATAGGCTGTTATAGCTGATGTGTTTGCTCCTTCAAATGTATTGCTTACGCTTTCATCGTATAAAACAATATATAGATTATCATTGCCTTGTGTCCATAAATGCCATTCAGCATCACTATTATAAACACCTTTCATTACAATAGGAAAATTAGTAGCATCATCCATATTGATCCATGCTGATATACTAAATGCTGAATCATTACTACCATCACCAAACGATAAACTATCATTATCTGCAATATCTATATAATCATTCGTACCATCAAAGCTAACTGCATTCCCACCATAGACTTCTCCATAGTTAGCTACTGTATCAGATGCTTTATCTTGGATTCTTGGTAAGAAAGGAGAACTGGCAGAATAGGCATCTGTTAAAAAGGTTGCACCATTGTTTGTACCATTGTTTGTTCCTGTACTATCATTAGCATCTGCACTTAAATTATACCAGCTAACCAGATTGGTTAATTCAGTACCTTTTAAATCTGCATATTGTCCTTTCCAGTAGATAGATTCTACTTCACTTGCAGATAAAGCACGATTCCAGATGCCGACATTGGCTATTGAGCCATGTGTTTCTTGTTGAATTGATGAATCAAATTTCGATGTTCCTATTGTTAATTCTTGTGAGCTTGTTCTGATAACAGCAGTTGCACTTGTACTCTGCACTAATTGACCATTGACATACAATTTTGCAGTAGTTTTATCATATGTTCCAACCATATGAGTCCAAGTATTTGTTACAATACTATCAGATGAAGCAATATCAAATACGCCACCAACTGCCCACCTAAATTTATCTGAATTAGAAATAGCTAATTGAAAGCATGAGTTACCTGTTCCAGTATCTGATTGAAATTGTTTTGCAACTATTCTTTGATGATCACTTGAAACAGTTGTAAGTACCCAAGCTGATACTGTGATAGCATCTGTTATATCTAATGAAGAATCATCTGCTACGGATATATATTGATCATTACCATCAAAAGAGGTAGCACCAGATAGTAATAGTTCTGGATCGTTGTCTCTAAATGGATAGTATAGTTTTAATCCATCACGAACAAACGATGCAATCGCCTTGCCTAATCGGACAAGACCTAACCCAAGACCTAATCTCATGGGTTAATATAAGAAAATTATTGCTGTAGTTCCAGTAGCAGCATCACCCGTAGTGGTTGCTCCTGTCGCCCGAATCGGAAGGATCGAGCCTGCTAATGTACCTGCAAAGGTTACATAACCTCCATTAATATAAAATTTATAGTCTCCATCAACACCGATATACACCGCGCGTGATTCATCATTCGTAGTGTTGGTATTGTTGATTAAGACAGCGGATGCTGCAGGGGTAATTGCTTTCTGTACTGAAAAATCCCTAAAAGTTCCCATATTTTCCTCGCTTGTTTAGTGTTGCAACGCTCTAAGCCTATGGTTAGGCATGAATGAGCTTTGTGTTCATTAATATTAACTATTTATTTCTTTGTTTGTTCCATGTATCGTTTTGATAACACATTAAATCTTTCTATAAAAGGCTTTGATGCAAAACCTGGTATGCGTTTCATCTCATCTATCATTGTTTTTTTCTCTTCTTTTTCGGATTTAGAATACTTTTGGAAAAAATAATCTGCTCTCTGAACCGCATTTAATTCTAAACCATCATAATAAAAACCAGGATTTCTTACATTTTTTGTCTTATATGATTGTACAAATCTCTTTAGCATTTTTTGTTTATCTGACATATCGTAATTAGATTGTTTAATAGAATCTATTACTTCTTTTTTAGTCATTTCGCTATTATTAAATTGAGTAAATAACTGTCGACTAAAATCTTTTCTTTGTTTATCTTTTGTATTCTTTTGAATGATAGTTCTTTCTAATTCTTTATCTACTTGATATGGACTAGTAAAAGAAACAAACCTTCTTGTTCCAGGAATACTATTTAACATTTCTAATGTAAAATCTTCTGTTGCTTTTTTATCTTGCCCACCAACTAAAGTCTTATACCCTCCACCCACTAAATCTGTCCAAATATTTCTGTGAGTAGTAAATTGTTCAACCATATATTCAAGTCTCTCTGGACTTCTGACAAAATCAGGAGCTTTCTCTGGTAAAGCCTGAGAAGCATCAATAAATGCTTGACCTGTTTTTCCAGGAATAAATTCTTGCGTAGGGTCTATTGGTCTACCGCGATCATCATAAATTGGCTCACCTTTAAAAAAATCATAATTAATACTTGCACCAATCAAGGCATCAAATAAAGGTGGAAGAGAAGAGGTAGTTGGTACAAAACCACCTAAATCTTTTAATCCTTCAATAACCTGATCGGAAGCATCTTTATTTTTATATGTTTTTTCTAAAAGTGCGTCTGTAGCAGAAGCAACGATTCTTTGCCCTTGATCTTTTGGAAACTTATAATACATATAACGCTTATTACCACGCTCATCCGTATAATGAAATGGAGTAGTAACAATCCAATTATCATTTCTAATCCTTTCATTTATTTGATCGTACGCTTCACCATTCACTACATTATTAGCAAACCATAGACTAGATGCTGTTCCTGAAATCCATGCAGACTTTGTTGCAAAATCTTTTGGGTTGTTTTTTGCTGCGCGAACTAATCCTCTTGTAGCTTGAACTGTAGCATTTAAGTAAGGCATCATCACATCTGCAGCTTTAATAAAACTTCCTCCTTGAGCAAAATCTAAATAATTTCTTGCTTCGTATGTTGCATTTAAAGGAGATTTTCCATTTCTTAATGCACGCTCTCTTAAAGCCAACCTAACCCATATTTCACTAGTCTCTCCTGCATAAGATGCCATACTTTTAAAAGCTTCAAATGCATTTGTGATTTTACCATATGGTTTATAAGACTTACCAAGTCCACCTTGATGTGTTAAATATTCCATACCACCACCTTCCATTACATAATCTCTATATCTACCTTTTTTAGTAAATGCATCTTTTGCAACCGATGCTAAATCTCTTGACATTTGAGCTGCAAACTTTGGAAGATGAGGGGAATATTCACTTGTAGTCAAGTAAACATATCCTATATCTCTAGGGAAGTTAACTAAAGCAAACTCTGGGTTATATCCTGTAGCCATAGATTTTAAGATTTTACTACCTGAAACCCAACTTGCTACATTTGCAAAACTGCTAGTAATCGCGGGATCAGCAACAACCCATTCATTTGCAAACTCTCTTGGCATATAAAATTCTTTTTTCTTACCTTTTTCAAAATAAGAAACTGCTTCATATCCAGCGGGGGGTTTTTGACCTTTTTTAACTTCAATAGCTATTTTATTTTTTGGATTTTCTTTAATCATGTCACGCATAATTAAATTCGATTTGTTTTTTGCGATACGAGATTGAACTAAATTAATATTTCTAAACAGTTTACTTGATTGATCCAAATTAACTTCTGCTTCTGAACCTTCTTTTAATGATTTTAAACCACTACTATTAACAGTAATTTTTCTACCATTAGATATATAACTAATTTCTGGATCATAATCTTTAACAAATTCTTTAATAGTATAATCTTTATCTTTTAATAAGTCATACGCTTTATCATTAATTAATCCATTATCATATAATTCTTTTAAATTCATATTCATTTCACTAAAAAATTCATCCGCTCTAGAATTTAATTTTTTATATAATCTAGGGTCTGTTTTTTTAATTTCATTTAAATACGCGATATTACCTTGATAACCACCAGGTATTTTATAGTCATTTCGATACTCTTTAATCGTAATGTTTCTACGGGTTTCAATTATAGTATCAAGAAGTTTTCTTTCATTTTTAGGCAAGTCATTAAATATTTTTTTAGCGGCATCTTCAAAAATCATTACAGATTTTGCGCTTGAACCTAAAGCAAGATCGTGCATAATAGCTGCCTGTTGACCTAAAACTCCTTCTTCTCGCAATGCTTTTTTGACATTACCTGAAATATCTACTGTGCTAGTAACTAATTTATTTTTTACATCTTGCCAGTTTTGCTTACCTCGCCCTTCCATAGCCTTAAATGATTTTTCATAAAAATCTTTTACAGGCTCATGTAATCCTTTTGACTCTGGTAATAAAATAATTTCATTACTAGCATCAAGATATAGTTTATCAAGTTCCTGTTTTTTTAATACTTTGCCTTGCTCTCTAGTATTAAAATACTCAACGGTTTCTCCTGGCTTCACATCCATTTCTGCTTTATATCCTAATTGATGTCCTTGCGATCTTGTTTCTTCTATTAACTCCTCTACACGACTCATTGATTTATTAATCTGCTGTCTTTGTGTTTGTGTTAAATTAGGATTTTCTAATTGAAACTTTTGACTTTTTAATGTTTCTTGTAAATTTGCTAACTCACGATTTAATTTAAGAATTTTTGGAGAGGTCGTAGCTGGTAAAAGTTTTATATCTTTAGTGGCTTGTTTTGAACGAAAATTATCCCTTGCTAATTGAGTAAACTCAAGATTTTTAACACGATCACGAGCAATAGATTGTAATGTCTCTGCTAATTCAGGCTTTTCTTTTAATACATTTTCAGCAGCAACTTGAAACTCTTTAATGTCTTTTTCAATTCCTTTCATAACTTCGTCTTGAGAAATAACACCAAACGGTCTATCATCATCAGTATCTATCTTCGCTTTCTTTTTTAATGCACGAACACTAGCTAAAAAAGAAACATGAGATAAAGGATATTTTTTAATTTCAGACCACCCTTCTGATCTTTTATCAGGGTCAACTAATTTTACCCAATCTGTTGCCATATCGCCTACTACTTGAGCCATTTGAAACGCACTTCCAATGGGGTTTTCTACAATAGTCATTGCTCCTACTGGTGCTAAAGCTGACAACATTACTAGCTCTTTAGTTACGCGTCTTGTAATTGAATCTTCTTCTTTTGACTCTAAATAGGATAATAATGGCGCAAATTGATATGCAGTAGCTTGTCCTTTTATCTCTTTAGCTCTTTCTGGATTTTCTTTAAAAAATTGTACTCGACTTTGAGTCTGACTCCAAGCATTTCTTAATCCAGGAAGAAAATCATCTTCTTTCTTTTCAGGTTCATTTCCTGCAGCTGTAAAATAATATTGAGGTTGTTTTACTCCAGGCATTTTATTAGCAATACTTTTTCCAAGAGATTCCAATTGCTGTATCTCTGTTGATGAAGGGTTACTTTTAAACGACTTAATTACTGCATCTTCTTGCTTTGGAAATAAATCAGGTCTTGATTTTTTTAATAAACCACCTAATTGCTCATCACTTACATTTACTAAATCAGGTCTTTTTGCTCTAAAAAGCTGAATTAATTTTTGCGTATTATCAGCCATCAATCTAGAACTATATCATAGTTGTCTGGATTAGATTGATCTCCACCTTTAAAAACCATTTTACCAAAGGTTTCATCGGAAATAGAATCTCCTACTGATAGTTGAAACTTACCACTCAAGGCATCTGAAAAATTTCTTTCTTGAATTACTTGATTGGTTACTCCTATAGTACCTTCTGGAATATCCTCAAATAAGCTAATAAAAGAAGGTTGATTGATGTAAGGAACTAAATTCCCGCCTGATTTTTGTATTTCTTCTTCTGTTACAAATTGAGGTTTACCTGTTCTAAGATTTTTAGCTTTTTTTGTTTTTATTGACTTAGGTGTTCCAAAAGCTTTATTGGGATCACTTTCTACTTCTCTTTCAGTAGCCATAATAATTTCACCAGTATCACGTTTGAAAGCTTGATATTTTTTAAGAGGTGTTGGTTTATCTGGTGTACCAAACGCTAAATCAGGATTACTCTCAACTTCATCTTCAGTAGATTGTAAAACCTCATTTGTTTTTACATTATATGAAACATATTTTTTAGCTTCTTTTGCAGCTGGTGGAGTACCAAATTGTAAATTCTTATCTCCTTCTACTTCTCCTTCAGTTGCTTTTAATGTTTCTCCCGTTGCAATGTTATAAGCTGGATATTTTTGTTCTATTGTTGGCTCTGCTTCTTTAATACGTTGCTCTACTACTGACTCAGGTGGTTTAGGCGAGATCACTTCTCTTTCTCCTGTTATCGGATTCACCCTAGATTGCATAGTTTTTATCTCTTCTGCTACTATTTCAGGGTCTTCTGATAGTGTTGCAAATGAAGTACGCTCTTTTTCTTTCACTTTTTCTGCTGACTCACCTAATTTAACTGCTTTTGCAAAAGCATCTTCTTTTTCTTTTTCAGTTTGATAGTCAAGATCACTTATATTTATTGCTTCAAATGTTTCTAAAGCTGGAGAACCTTTCATTACAGCAAGTCTTCCATTGATTATTGCCTGTCTATTCTTTGGGGTTTGAACTAATCCAGCAGCTAAATTATTAAATGTATTTAACTCTTTCGTAGATTGTTGTTTTAAGTCCTCTCTATCTTTTATCATCTTTTGTAACGCAGCTTGACCGCCTTGAACCGCACCTTGTGTAAATGCACCTGCTACTGCTTGTGCTAGATTTGGTCTTTTCTTTACTTTAAACTTAAATGCCATTATTTTACCGCCTTTGTGTAGTAAACGTGTTTTATGCCATCTATTTCTTTTACCGCATCTTTGTTTACCTTTTCCACATCTTGTGCCATTAAACCGATTTGAGGTGTGTTATTTCCTTTATAGTTAAAGAGATATACAGGTAATCCATTGTCTAATATACCTACTTGTGATATATTTTCTTTTACATTTATATCTGACAAAGAAGCTAAATAAGGAATAGCTTTCGTAGCTAAAGCTGTACCCGCTGCTGTACCCGCTGCACTACCTGCACTACCTATAATAGATTCCCACCATTCAGGTTGCTGATCTAATCCTGCTTGTATCTGCGCTCTTCGAGTTTCTTCACCCATTGTAAATCTTCTCATTGCATCTTCTAAATTAGCAAGATTATACTCTGCCCCTATTTCTGTAGGTATAAATTGTGCTAAATCCTGTTGTGTTCTTGCCTGGCTTTGAGCTATGTAATCTTGTAGGCTTCTTTGCCCTGCTTCTTGGACTTGCGGAGTTAGTGCCGATATTTGAGAAATATCGCCACCAGTACCCAAAATAGAGCGTTGTAGTTGACTTAAGAGTTGTCCTTGTTGTCTTGCTTGAATGTTTTCTGCAAGGTCTTCACGAATCCTGCCTGCTTCTGTAATTCTTTCTTCAAACTTTTCGACATCTTCTTCTAAACCAGCTTGTCTTTCTTCTTCTCTTGTAACAACAGATTCATTTAATCTTGCTAGTTCAGCTTCCGCTTCTCTATTCATCTCTCCTACTCTTTGCTTTCTTGATCCATCGTAACTATCTACATTTCTAGTGAAGACTGTCTGCCCTGTTTCGCTATCAATAATTCTAACTTTAACAGTATTGCCCCATCTATTTTTTTCTTTTCTAATCGAATATCTCATATGAGACTCCTATAAGTGTTGTGATTGTTTTAATTCTGAAAAATACCAATGTTCATTTAATTTTATAGATATATAAACTTTACCACCTTGTTGACATAAACCCATATCTCCTGGACTTCCTTCTGCGTCTGTAAAAAAACCTTGCTTTGTATTTAACATAACATCTTGTTTTTTATCAAGTTCCGTAAATAATATATCTTCGTTAATTTCTTCTATCATGGATTACTCCCTAGTAAGGAATAATCAATATCTATAGAATCTATTTCTAGGTCACTTGCAGAACAAGTAAATTGTATTATCCCTGTTTTTCCTACTGCTGAAAATTTCTTCGATACTGTTCCAATATAACTTTTAGAAGGAAAGGTTAAGGTAGCATCCGCAGAACCACCTGAAATAAAATTAGTATCTAAGTAGAATTTAAATGTCAAATCAGACGAAGCTTTATACACAACAGTAATCTTTGTAAATCTTTTTTGTACATCAGGTGAGTTAAAGTCAAAACGCTTTGTTTGTACAGTAGCTGCACTAGAATCTGCCGATCCAGTATTAATTTCTTTTACCTTAATAACTAATATTGACATTACTCACCATGTGTGTATTGAGCGCGTAAATCGCTACTGATTACAAAATTACTTCTATTTGTAGAACTACTTATTGTCCTTAAAATCCAACTACCATTATCCATATTCATCACATACATTGCAGAACCATCATTATCAGGTACAAAAATTAATTCATTATCAATTCCATCATATCCTAATGCTGGTCTATCAAAGGCTAATGCTTGATATGTATCTTTAATATTAAATGCTAACTCACGAACTGAAGTATTGTTCACCACATGAATGGATTGTTTATTAGCACAAACTAGCCCCATTGGAGTTTCACATACTGAATTTTTATGTATTGCACCTACTCCAGTAAAAACTCTTTCTATTTGATGCTTTGCATTTAAAACATAAGTATTTCTTGTTTTAAATACAAAAATCTTATTTCGATATGCAGTAATTTTTATAATCTCATCTCCATCATTTCTACCTACATCAAAATAATGAGTAGGCATAATTTCATCTAACTTATAAGGATCAGTATAATAAATTTGATTTCTTTCACGAGCGGTTTGCCCGTTTTCATCTGTAGTATCGATGTTAGCATAGTATGCTTTATTGTTTAGTATAGTTGAAGTATTCCATTTGATACCATTTAGTGTAGTGCTTGATGCTCTTCCTGTTAATGAACTATATGTTGCTAATTTTAATCCATCATAAGGAATCCACCAAGTAGCTACTTTTGTAGTAGAGGTGCTTGCTACATATGCTCTTGAAGTACCAATATTAAATGCTCCTGATGCTTCATTTCTAGTGTTAACCATAGTGATTGCAGTAGTGTCTCCTGTAGTAATTGTAGTGCTAAGAATAAGTTTAATATTACCAATTCTCAAACAAGTATCACTCATAATTGGATAAACTTGACCTATAGTAGATAAACTATGAGTAGGATAGATAAACATCATTTTATCTGCTGCAAAATTTGTAGGCATAGATGATAATACAATTTCAGATTCTGAAGTATCTTCAGAAGATACATTAGAAAAACTATTTTGAGCCACATAAGGTTCTGGACAAGGTATCCATCTACCATTATTTGGGTCTTCTGCTGTAGTATCAGCATTAGATAACTCTGATAAAGGACTATCTTTAAACCCATTATCTATATCTAATGTGTCTACAAGATACCAATCTACATCATCTTCGGGATTCCAATAAATGTTAATTCCAGTAATTCTTGGATTTAAATCTGCTAATGATGATCCTGTATGCAATACTACTTGTATACCAGGACAAGTTTTACCTGAATTTTGTACTGCTTTTCTTGATTCAATTCCAATGTTTCCATTACTATCTCTTGCTAGTGCAGATTCTTGCACATAATCATAAATAAAAGTAACAGTATATCTATCATGTGTTTTAAATGTAACATCTGCTAAATCAGGAATTAAAAGATCATCTTGACTAGGTGTACCATCAGGGAACGTAATATATAAACCTACTTCATTGACAGCATTAATATCATCATCTTGATCCCAACTATATCCCATTCTAACAACAGTAGGAGGAGTTAATTGCGTGTCTGTGATTTTCCAATCATTTATTAATGCCTGCATAGGCGGTTTCTTAAATGCATATCCAGTTGTATAAGAAGATTCATCGGTTTTTCCAAATACATTTCTTTTTATATGTCCATACCATTTTGTATCATTAGAAAAACTACCATCTGAAATTCTTAATACTTGATTATGCACTAAAAAATCATAAATAGGAGAAGAAGACCAACCTGTAGTAATACTACTAAATGATCCACCTGTTCCTGTAGAAGTATCTTGTCTTTTTAAAATTGTACGATTACCATAGACCCACCATGTAGTAGAAACATCTGCGTTGCTACCATCTTTTTCAGTTCTATAAAGAATTAATTCTGTTTGAAAATCTGTTCCAGAGCCTGATGCACTTACAATTTGTTCGCCATTTGGTCTTTCTAGTCTTCCAGGCTTTTTATTAAGAACGTTTCTAAACTTTGTATACTGACTTTCTGTTATGTCAAAATCAGATTGATTTGTTACTAACCCACCTGAAAAGTTTCTTATTTGTAAACGAGGCATTAAAAGTCCTTGTAATTAATATTAAACTTTGGTTCACCAGCTCTACGCTGACGATCTAACACTACTTTCTCCTTCCACTCTAGCCATTCATTTTTAAAATAAGAAATCATATTCATATCTCTTAATCGTTCTGCTACCTTCCACGATCCATAATAAATTAAACACTCGTGGTAGCGAGTGTCAATCATAGGCACATCGCTATCTCCTGATAAAACAGTAGGTAAATGATAGTAATAAACTCTTATTTCTTTAACAACTTGAGGTGTAGGAAAAATACCTATATATATATCATCAATATAGTATCCATATGCAGTAGGCATCGTTAAAGAAGCATTGTCACTAGAAATATTGTGAATTTGATCCATACCAATACGAGTTGTTTTTTCACCTTCAAAGTCAACTCGATAAATACGAATCATATTTGCTAAACTTTGACTACTACTCCCTGCTGTATTTTCTACGATTGTCCATGCGGTTACAGATAAACCATTTCCATTAAGAATTTGATATTTACTTGTACCTGCAACGCTATTTCTTTTAGCATGACCATAAAAAAGATTGGCTTCATCTGCTAATATATTCTGACCTTTATTAATCAAATCTGTTAATACGGAATCTGCAACAACAGAAGTATCATCTACTCCTGTGATATTTCTAATTTCTGTTCTTATTTCTGTTAAAGTCATAATGTCCTAAAGCGGGGCGAGCCGAAACCCGCCCCTTAGTTAGTTACTGATTAAATATCAGTTCTTGCTGTTAGATACTGAATACTTCCGTAATCTTTACTGTTAAAAACAGCTCTAGACACTCCGTATATTTGACCTGCAGCAATACCTAGCTTGTTGCCATAGTCAAAGGTTTTTTCAACCCAGTTCATTTCACCAATTCCAGCACAAAGACCAGCACCTGCACCTAAAAATAGGTTTCTTGCACCTTTTATATCGTTACCAGAACCCATATTATCAGCAGTAGTAATCCCTTCATGCTCATGGATTACAACTCCATCATACATTCCCAATGCTCCAGCAAATAACGGGTTATCGTCACCGCGTACATTTGCTTCGCGCTGTATCTGTTGAAAACCATCAAGCTGAAATAAGTCATAAGAGACTTCGGGATGCACTAATAAGACATAGTAATCCTTGCCTTCCACTTTGATAGGTCTCATTTTCCAAGTACCAGAACCACCCAACATAGCAATACGTTTTAGTTTGGAAATATCTTCTAAAGCAATCTTACCAGTAGCTGCAAGACTAGCTTCACCATCTGAGTTTCCATAAGTAGAACCAGCTGCAACAGCTTTGAGCTGACCAAAATTACCACTTGTTGCTGTTAAAGCACTAAAGATTTGTGCATCGTGATCTTCTGCGTATGATCTTTTTAACTCAGAAAGAGCTTCTGTACGAAAATCGTACAAAACCTTACTATCTGCAAAATTACCATCACTAATCACAGCAAATCTTCTGTGTGCTGTTGATACTGTTTGACTATTAGAAGAAAGGCTAGCTTCATTACCTTCGATTGCAGTATCACCAGTATAAAAACCACCACTGTTATTATCAGCTGCTGGTGTTAATCCTGCAAGACCAAAAGTAATATCTTTACCTTTACCTTCATCCATTTGTTTTTTAACTATCATAGAATCAAAAGATTCACCCATGAACTTTGAGAAATAAATCTCTTTACCTACTTCATAAGCAAGTTGTTTCGCCCAACGTGAAACCTGTAATCCTGTTGACCAATTTGCCATTTTACTATCCTTTTATTTAATTATCCGCCAGAAGAAGCATCCATTAATGCTTGCCTACGCACATCTTCAGGTAACTTATTCCAATCTGATTGCATAATAGCATCAAAGTCAATAGCAGTTTTATTCCCACCAGTAGCGTTTGATAGTGTTGTTGGCACTTCATCTGCTTTAGTAAGTTTTTCTGTTACTTCCTTCACACCTTCTTTCTTAGCGTTATTTTTTTCTTGATTAATTGTCATTAGCGTGTACGCATCATCTATTAGTGCAATACCGCGCTCATCTCCGAACTTTGCAATAGCGGTTAGTTCTTCGTTATTGAGATTAGGGTGTTTCTTAATAAAACTATCAATCATTTCCTGTTGAGCATTTTTCGTTTTTCTTGCAGCCATCTCCATTTCTTGTACTTTTCGCTCTTCTGCGAATTTCTGTTCTATTTGTTTTGAGATATGTGGTAAGACCGAATTAATGTCATAGGGATCATACTCTGGTAGTTCTACTTCTGGCTCTTTTGGAGCTACGTTCACCTTAATTTCATCAAGGGACTTTCTCAACTCACCAAGTTCATTGGTTTGTCTTCCATTGAGTTCACGAAGATTTCTATAGGACTTGTCTGTTGTAGAAGCATACTCAACCAATTCATCCACCGAAGTAAATTCCTTATCTCCGACTTTAAATGATTGTGGCTCTACAGCAGGTGTCTCTGCTTTTTGCTCACTTACATTTGCTTCAGGGGAAACTTCGTCACTTGCTGTGCCTGCAATTTCCTTTTCTGGGTCTATGTAGTTTGTCTGTTCTTCCATTTTACCTTATCCTTTATTTAGGGGGTTGTTATTATGAGTTACGATTTGCCCGCGTTATTAGGCATTTGCCTTTGCTGCGCTTGCATTTGTGCGGATCGCTCCTCTTCAAATTTTTCAAGTATTTCTCTACCTGCTTCCATATCTGAAAGCTCAACATATAGAGGAAATAAACTTGCAAACCCATTTCGCACTAACTCTCCTACTTGCTGTGCTTTCGCTGCACGCATGGTCGCTGAATTTTCACCTTTGTCTAATACAATGTCAAATTCAAACTTTTCAAAGTTTGTTAGAAAACGATTAATGGTTTCGTCTATTGCTTGTGCTTCTTCAGGGGACTCAGCCTTTTCTGTTTCTGCACCAATAATTCTTTTAATTTTGTCTGCGGTATAAAACTGTTGCATATTTTTAATTGCCTGCATCAATACAGTTGACTTGGTAAAGTCCAAGTTCTCCATCTGCTCTTGCAATGTCATCATACCTTGTCTAATTCTTGTTTGTGCTGCAATACCACTTTCTTTTGTAGAAGTAGCAATACCCATCATCGGATCAGTAGCACCGCTAATCTCTTTCGCATCCATCTCTGCCTTCTGCTCCATAGCTGCAATGCTACTGACCAAAGATAAATGTGAGTTTGACCATTGTTGCATAAAGTCACTTACTCTACCCTTAAACCCTGGTATCCCAATCCAACGCCCTGTAGTAGAAGCCTCATTCATTTCTTCTTGAGACACTTTATTTCCCGCAAAAATACCACCACCTCTAGGAGAACGATTAATAATATCTAACATCTGTGACCTTCTCTTATCTTTCTCTCTTTGTGGGTCTTTCATATTTTCGACTAAACCAAATGTCTCTACATAATCACCCATATCTTCAAAATGATAAAAGTAAGGTACGATTGGAAACTGATTATGCATATAAGGGTTTGCTTTCTTTTCTTGCAACGTATGCATCCCAGCAGTAATGGTTAAATATGTCTTTGGAACTACGCGACTAATTACGCCAAATTCTGTTTTCACTTGAACTTGCGCTGCATCTTCCATAGCTTGTAATTCTCTAATTTGTTCTCCAGCAGAGTTTTTAGTTTGAAACCCATTCTGTGATATACGTCCAGTATTTTTATTAATAATGAAATGTTCACGTTCATACTCCCTATTCCACATTTCTACAACACGAATTTTTTGATGTAATTCATCTAAATGATATGCTGGACTTATCTCTTCTGCACTTCGATAATAAGACCCTACTTCCTGTGTAACACTTTGAGGCATACGCAAATAATCATCTACAGAGCTAATGTCTTTTGATGCATCAGGAAACATTTGCTTCATTTGATTAAACGTAAGGTATTTACTACGAGCTAAATAATTCCAATCTTTTGTATCTTGAGTTTTACATTCAGGATCAATATGTACATTTGCCCATGATTCACGTTTAATACTAATTTCTCCATCATAAAACTGCCCAGGCTCTACACAAACATCAATCCAACCTCTACCTGTAATAACTCCATCTTTAAAAACACGACTAAATAGATTTTGTAACTTCCTGTTACGATCTAAATGATACAATAAAGCGGTAGAAAGCATTGCTTCATTTTCATCATCAGACTCTACAGGTCTTGCTTTCCATGAAGAACGCCCTTGCCTTTCTACTCCTGTAACTAAATTAACTTTTGGTAAAATAATATTTAATTGTAGTGGAGGTCTTCCCTCTGCGTGTAACGTTTGGAGGTCTTCTGTCTCCCATTGACCTGTACCAAATCCTCCTGTATAAAATCGCATAGACTCTTCTGCAGCACTAAACCAATCAGAGTCATTTTGCACCATAGCATCAAAAACTTCATGTAATTCTTTTATATTCATGCACTCATCCAACTATTCTTTTTAGATTTTCCAAACATACCCCATAGACCATAATCATCACTTTGTTCTGTAGGAGAATCACTATCTTCTACATAATGAACTAAATATCTTAAACAATCCATTGCGTGATCATTCTTTTTAACTGGTTCTTCAGGTAAATTACGATTTTCAAAGCCATGTTTTAACTCCCTCCACTTATAGTCAACGATTTCTTCGACCAAAGGTTTCATATTTAATTTTTTAAAAAACAATAACTTAGAACGTTCATTACTATCAAGCCTTAAATATGCAGAGACTCGCTCAAACCCAGCGCGCTTATCATTCTTTGCTTTTTCCCACTCAATTCCGTACTCATACCACTCATCCGCTACACTATTTCCATCTCTTTCCGTTCTAACAATAGATGGATCAGCCAGGAATGTATAATTAACTCCACGTTTTAATCTACGCTCTACTTTTGGAACTAACATTTCTATGGTATGCTCGCTAACATAAATTAAATCATATACATAGATCGTCCCTTCATCATCAGAAGCAGCAAATAAAATGGAAGTAGGATTTCTATATCCATAGTCATATACTACATAATGATTCCACCAATTCGGAATATCGAATGGCTTTACTAAATGTGTTTCTTCTTTAAATTCTGGGTATACAAGTCCTGCAAAATCGTCCCAACTGCAATATACATAGCGGTTGACCCATTGTTCAGGCATAGAAAGTAAATGTTTAATATAATCCGCAGGTAAATGAGGATTGTCTGAATATAGCTTTACTTCTTCGTCTTTTTCAGGCGCAGCAACTCCAGGTTGCCATGTCATAGTCTCAATTAAACGATACCCACCTTTTTTCTTGTTTTGTTTTTCCTTATCTTTCTTCCATCTTTTCCATACCCAATCGTGACCTGCTGGATTAGAGGTGTGAAAACTACATCTCATCGCATTTTTTCTACGCATTTGTCCCGCGGCAGCTATAAATGTAGCCTCGGTCATTTCTTCAATCTGGTCAAACGCAAACCACCCTAAATTCATAGATTTTATACGCTGAATAGAGTCGCGAGAGTCATCTAACGCCATATATACTATTTTAGAGCGATTTTTGAAGATAATTTCTCTATCTTGGGCGCGATGCTTTTGAATAAAGCCTTGACCAAGATCGAGCAACTGAATTAAGGTAGATTTCTTGAACGAATCCAATACTTTTCTACCCATTAAACCTAAATTCCCTTGAAATGCAGCACTTTGATGGATTGCCTCCATACACATCGCCTCAGTTTTACCTGTACCAAGTGATCCTGCCAATACCTGATGTTTACTCCATCCCGTAAATAAATGAAATTCTTCTTGATGATCTAATGGGGCAGTTATGTTTCCTTCCCCATCTCGATAAGATATGTTTACATCCATTATGCTTGTGACCTATAAAATAGTTCCCAATCTAATGGAAGTTTACCATTTTTATCTAATTCAAACAAATCTAAAGCAAAATTAGTTGCCTCTTCTGCGGTTTTAGGTGATAAACCGAAAGATGTACGCAAAAACATACAATATATGTCTCTAGGAGTCATAAAAATACTATCTTTTATAGATTCACGATCTTCGTGATTTAGTTCACTTTCATCTTTTTTAATACTGCTGCTCTATCCTTTGGTGATGTTCCCGATACGACAACATTCACTTGTGTATTTTGTTGGTTGACTCGATCTCGATATTTTGCAGGGTCGTGCGCCTTTAACTGGAAGATACGTTCTGTAACATTCCCAGGTTTGGCTGCTTGTTCAAAAGAAGTTTTTTCGAGTCCGTCCAATCGTTCAGCTACAAATCCTTCTCTTATAGATTGAACCGCTTGCTGAAATGCAGGGTCACCTTTCATTGCGAATCGTACTGAAGCTGGAAAGAACCCCATTTCTTTTGCTGCATGAGATATAAATCCATTGTTAGCAACCAAGTAAGATAAAAACTCATCTTTCTTTGCTGTAAAACGTGTCTGTAAGCCAGTTTCCTCTTGGTATTCTTTAAGAAAGTCTTTTAGGTACGGATTGTCTTGAACATCCTTTGTCGCTTTCTTAATTACTTGAGTTTTTGTTTTCTTTGGCATATAACTATAACGAAAACATACACTTATAGTTCCATTATTAGCAAGTAAAAAAAAAGCCTTTTAGGTCATAAAAAATATCTGGAGAGTATAATACATACCCTACCGATGTCGCCGAGCGGTTATGGGGGGGGGTGGTTAACCTATGTAATTTGCCCGCAGATTTTACTCCTTATAATATACACGCCCGCCGATCTTATTATACTTTAGCTGCATAAGTCGTTGTTTTTATTATACTTATAGTTAATTACCAGGTGGTGCGCCCGTCTTACTGTACTATTTATTTATAGTTATTACTATTTATTACTAGGAATGACCTATTATAATTAGTAAGCTTAGCCATCAATTAATTAACGAACATGGAGTAATAAATGAAAATAGACAGCAAAACACAAAAAACATTAAAGATATTAACAGAAGCTCAATCGATGTTATTACGATTAAACGGAAGACTTGAAGATGAAGATTTGAAATTTTGGGTAAGAAATGCGGGGGAAGGGCTTTCGTTTATACTTCATCAATTAACAAAAGATATATTAAAGAAATAAAATATATAAACCCTTTTATATAGGGAAAGTTAGGGCGGTTTGTAGTAATTCAGCTTTAAACCGCCCTTAATTAAACATTTAAAAAACAAAAGGAGCAAAATAACATGAATAAACATTATAAAGGTATTTTATTAAGTCCACCAAATACCAATTTAAAAGCACAGAAAAACTTAGGTTTAAAAGTCCATACCTATTTTTTAAGCTTAGCACCAAGTGATATAAGCGGTTATAATGTTTGCCCAATTGCAAACAAGATAAGCATAAAAGAAGACCATAAACAAAAAAGTAGTTGTTCTTCTGTGTGTGTCGCATTTAATGGTAACGGGAACTATCCTAACGTCATTAAATCTAGAATCAATAAAACTAAAAGATTCTTTGAAGATCGCAACAATTTTTTAAATGATCTAATTCTAGATATATTTAAAGCCGTGGAATATTCTCAATTTTACGGTTTTGAACCTACGTTTAGGCTCAATTCATATTCCGATATAAAATGGGAAAATATCAAGCTTAAAAGCTTTGGAGGTTCGACAATTTTTGAATTGTTTCCCGATGTTACATTTTATGACTACACCAAGCACACCAACAGAAAAACGCCTTCAAACTATCATTTGACTTATTCACATTGGGGTAAATGGGAAACTACAAAAAAACAAATGAAAAAAGGCTTAAATGTGGCTATGGTATTTAATACAAAAAAAGCCGACAAATTTAATAAAATGTTTATGGGTCTACATGTAGTTGATGGAGATAAAACCGATTTAAGAACCGCTCAAAATGATGGGATCAATACTATTGTAGGACTTAGAGCCAAAATGAGCAAAGCAAACATTAAAAACGAACTACAAAAAGAGATATCATTTGTAGTCAATCAAGTTTAATATTGCTCCATGGGAGGGTGGATTAAAAGAACTCCGCAAAAGTTACCGCCCTCCCTTTTTAAAATTAGATTCAAGGAATAAAGAAAAATGAAAAAATTAAACACCGTAAAAAAAGGATTTATAGATTTTGAAAAAGATATAAAATGGATTAATCTTAAAGTAAAAATGGGAATTGAATTAACAGAAAAAGAAAATAACGAATTAAAGAAAATAAACAAGGAGCTGTAAACTATGGAAACAACAATATCAATAGTAATAATAATCTTTATATTTTACATAATGAAAGCGCAAAGCGATCTAAATCGGGAGCGAATAAACTGTGATAGGTGGAGAGATACCGCCCTAATGCTTACAAAAGAACTTCAAAGGAGGAAGTAAGATGAAAGCAACAATAAAAACTACTAGAAGTAAATTTGAAAACTTAATAAGCAAAAAATTAAACTTAAAAGTAATTGAATATAGACCCTATTACTACTTTGATTATGAAAAAGTCGATAAATACGGGCAACCTAAAAAGAAAAAAATGACTTTATATTATAAAAATGATAAGCATATAGGTTCTTGGGATAGCGGTAACGGGTGGTATTTAATGGAGGTACGATAAAATGAAGTTAGATAGATTAATTAAGAACTTAACAGACTATAAAAAGAAATACGGAAACCTAGACCTAGTCTACGCTAGCGATGATGAATGTAATAGGGTTGAAAGCGTTAAATTTGACCCTACACCGATGAAAAAAGGTAAAGACGGGTATTATGATACTGAAACCAAAAAGCCTACGCATATCTGCGTTAATTAAGATGAAATATTATACATCGCATAAAACAATGAAGAACCTAATTGAGTTCTTACGATGGTTAACCTTAAACATACATAAAGGTTTACTATTAATGGACATCAAAGATTGGGAAATTAAAAAACGAGATAAACATTATGATTTATATTTAGATTATGATGTAAAGGAGGTGAAATAGTGGTTATTTATAAATTAACATATTATGCTGATAGCACTGATAGAAAAACGATTGAATACAGCACTTCAGTTAAGGCACTTCGTCAAAAAATAGAGGAATGGGAAATGAATGGATTGAACACCAATTATGATGTGATTGAAACAATAAAATTTAATCAATTATCAGAACTATGTGACATTTTAAATAAGGAGGTGAAATAGTGAAAATATTAATAGCTTGTGAAGAAAGCCAAACCATAACCAAAGCATTTAGAAAAAAAGGTCATAACGCATATAGTTGTGACCTCCAAGCGGAAAGCGGAGGGCATCCCGAATGGCATATAAAAGGAGATGCATTAAAAGAAGCATATAGCGGTAAATATGATTTAATGATAGCGCACCCGCCTTGTACATACTTAGCGGTAAGCGGTGCTAGATGGATGTATAATAAAGATGGTTCACGGAATGAGGAAAGATGGAATAACCAATTAGATGCATTAGAATTTGTACAGAAATTAATGGATGCGCCTATTGATAAAATAGCGGTAGAAAATCCCGTATCCGTTATATCAAGTCAAATTAGAAAACCCGATCAAATCATACAACCATATCATTTTGGAGATGAGGCGACTAAGACCACTTGTTTATGGTTAAAAGGTTTACCATTGTTGACTCATACCAATGTAGTGGGTAAGGGTGAAAAAGTAACATTTAAAAGTGGTAAGTCTCACCCTAAATGGTATGCAGATGCATTAAGCAAAGCAAAGACCAAAGCAGAAAGGCAGAAATTGAGAAGTAAAACATTTAAAGGTATAGCAAATGCTATCGTAGATCAATGGGGTTCAGTATGAAGGTATTAATAGCTTGTGAAATGAGTGGTATTATTAGAGAAGCCTTTAAAAAGAAAGGACATGAGGCTTGGTCATGTGATCTAATGGATACAGAAATACCAAGCAAATACCATATAAAAGATGATGTAATGAATCATCTTGATCAAGGTTGGGATTTAATGATTGCTCACCCCGTTTGTACATTTATATGTAGGAATAGAGCAAGATTAAATAAGATACAGAAAAAAGAAATAGACACTAGTTTATTTATGGGTTTACT